ACATGTTAAAAGGCCTGAACTGAAAAGAAGGTTAAAGTGTATTGATGAAATGCTATCTGATTTACAGCGTGTTGTTGTAGCAACCAAAGCAAATCGTAAACCTCGAGTTAAGAAAGCTAAAGCAGCAGACAAACAAGTTAAAGATCTTAAATATCTAAAAGAAGATAAGGATCTAAAAATTGTATCAATCAATCCTATGGCGGTTGTAGGTGCTATGAGATTACTTGTTGTCAATTCTAAATACCGAACTATTACAGAATACATTTGTGCTAGGCGTGAAGGATTTGAGATTAAAGGAACTACATTACAACATTGGGATGTAGATCAATCCAGAACAAAGACAATGCGAAAGCCAGATGAGTTTATACCTATTTGTCAAAAGACAATCAGACAGTTTGGCAAAGCATTTGAAGCACTAACAACAAAAGAAAGTAAACCTACAGGGAGGCTAAACGCTGACTGCGTTTTATTGAAAGCAGATATATGATATGACCAAGGTGATTGACTTTGCTGAGGCAAAGGAAAGATTGAGAAAGTCAAAGAAAAATGAGACTGTCTCTTTAGATGAATTTAGTTTGAGTTACTCACTTATGGTCGCTCGAGATGTCTTATTCTTTTTAGAAGACATAGGATATGACTTACACTTAGATGAAGATTTAGTGTATGATTTGATGATGCTCATTGAGGTTAACAAATCAATCATATATAGATTGCATGGAAAGAAACATAAGATGCATCGAGTAGGACAAGATTTATTTTGGGTTGAAGAACCTAGAAAGGCTCTAACAGAAATTCTGAAGGACCTTATGAAAGAATGATATATATTAATGTAAGTTAAATAAAGTGAAACCTAGGAGTAAATTATGATTCTCGTGGATCTAAACCAGGTAATGATTTCTAATATGATGGCACAAATTGGAAACCATACCGATGCTCTACTTGATGAAGGTATGTTAAGACACATGATTCTGAATACCTTGAGAGCAAATCGTAAAAAATTTAATAATGAATATGGTGAATTAATTATCTGCTGTGATGATAAAAACTATTGGAGAAGAAAAGTATTTCCATACTATAAAGCAGGACGAAGAAAAAATAGAGAAGAGTCTGAGCTAGATTGGAATATGATTTTTAATTCATTGAATAAAATCAAAGCAGAAATAGCAAAGTTCTTTCCGTACAAAGTAATTCAAATTGAAACTGCTGAAGCAGATGATATCATTGGTACGATTGTACACATGGAAGGTAAAGAGTTAAATGTTGGAGAACCTATCCTAATTCTATCAGGTGATAAAGATTACATTCAATTGCATACCTATGCTAATGTAAGTCAATATGACCCAACAAGAAAAAGATGGATTAGGCATGAAAACCCGGAACAGTTCTTATACGAACATATTATAAGAGGTGATGCAGGTGATGGTGTGCCTAATGTTCTTTCGGCAGACAATACATTTGTTACAGGCAGTAGGCAAAAACCTATAACTAAAAAACGTCTTGTAGAATGGAAAGAGATACCAACTCGACCAACTGAAGTTGAAAGAAACTTTCATAGGAATAAAGCGTTAATCGATTTAAAAGACATACCCCAAGATATCAAACAGCAAGTTGTTGATAAATATGAGTATGACGATGGAAAAGACAGAAGTCAACTTCTAAATTATTTCATCAAAAATAAATTGAGAAACTTAATGGAAAATATATCGGAGTTCTAATGGCAAATTTAGCAATACATGAGATTATTGACGAAGTCACTAAGATCAAACAAAAAGTGGATAAAGCAGAATTTCTTAAAAATAATAATTCAAGAGCTTTACGTAACATCCTTAAGATTTGGTATGATAAAAATTTGGAGCTAAACATTCCAAATACAGCACCACCATACGAACCCTCTAACTTTCCGGATAACTACGGAATGATATTTAGAGAGTCTAGAAAATTGACATACTTTGTGAAAGGATATGGCGGTGATAATTTATCTGCAATGAAACGTGAAGCGTTATTTATTCAAATGTTAGAAGCAGTTGATCCAAAAGACGCAAAGGTTTTGGTCAACATGATTAGTAAAAAGCCAATTAAAGGATTAACCGTCCAAACACTTAATATGGCATTCCCAGGAATTATTGACTCAGGCGAAACAGAAGAGGTTGACGTTTCCCATGGCGAAGAGAACGAACAATAAGAGTTTCCGTGATTGGTATGATGAAGAAATCGACCGTGAAAATAAGTGGAAAAGAACCGATGGAAAGCGTTATGACAGGAAAAAGTTAGCTATCCAAAAGGCTCGAAAACAAAAAAATAAACAAAAAAATTCATATTTTTCTTGATTTACCGGTTGACATTTACCGTTAGACGTATTATATTAATAATATATGATGATAAACAAAGTGAGTAAAATATGAAAGAAAAAGTAATCTTAGTCGACTGTGACGGTGTCTTGTTTGACTGGGAATATGCTTTTGACCAGTGGATGAAAAAACATGGATACAAAGTTATAGAGCCCGGTGAATACAAAGTTAAAAAGAAGTATGGCATTACAAAATGTGAGGCAGATAAATTAACCAGGATGTTCAATGAGAGTGCCTGGATTAGAAAGTTGCCTCAATTAAGAGATGCTAAAAAATACGTCAAGAAGTTGCACGAAGATCATGGTTACATTTTCCATGCTATTACAAGTTTGAGTAACGATACTTACGCTCAACACTTAAGGACAAAAAACTTGATTGAGATGTTTGGTCCTACTGTGTTTGAGAAGTATGTCTATCTTGATACTGGTGCTGATAAAGATGAAGCTTTGGCAGAGTATGAAGGCACTGGATGTTACTGGGTTGAGGATAAGCCTCAAAACGTTGACTTGGGTATCAAGTTAGGATTGAATGGAATCTTGATGAAACATGCTCACAATCAACACTATGAAGGAACTGCAAAGACAGTTGGCAATTGGGAGGAAATATACCAAGAAGTTGTATAAATACAATTACAGTGGTATCAAAGGCGAGCCATTGTGCTCGTCTTTTTTTATAATAAGGATTGATAATGCCAACATATAATTTTAGAAATGATAAAACAGGTGAAGAATTTGAAGTTCAGATGCGAATATCTGAACTAGACGAATACAAGAAAAATAATCCTAACCTGACTCAGTTCCTCGTAAAAGCTCCAGCAACTGTTTATGACAGTGCAAGCCTCGGTTTAAGAAGAACCGATAGCGAGTTCAATTCACTATTAAAACATATTAAGAAAGGTAACTCACAAGGAACGACCGAGTCCACAATTAAGACAAGATGATAAGGAAATTTAATGGTCGCACCAAACCTGCAAAAGAGATTGACTAAGAAACAAAAAAGAATATTAAAACAAGAAGGAGTGCTAGACAAAAATTCTAATTATGGTCCAGGGTTTAATCCTAGATCAAATATTAAACCAATGACAATGAACCAACGTATTGCTTTTGAAGCATGGAATAGAGGTTCTAATCTTATGTTACACGGAATAGCAGGAACAGGTAAAACGTTTCTAGCATTTCATTTTGCTATAAAATTATTGTTTACAGGAAATAAAAGATATAAGAAAATTCATGTTATTAGGTCAACAGTTCCTTCTCGAGATATGGGATTCTTGCCAGGTAGTACAAGAGACAAGATGAGAGTATACGAAGGTCCTTACTATGATATCTGTAGTAAACTATTTGACCGTGGTGATGCTTATGATATTTTAAAGCAAAGAAACAACATAGAATTTTTATCCACATCTTTTCTTAGAGGTTCGACATTTGATAACTGCATTATTATTGTTGATGAAGTTCAAAATATGAATGATATGGAACTACATACAATAATGACTCGAGTAGGAGAAAACTGTAGAATCATTTTTTGTGGTGATGTTAAACAAGATGATCTAACATCAGAAAGATATAAAGAAACTTCTGGGTTAGCACAATTTATGAAAATCATTAGAAATATGAAAGAATTTCAGTTCGTAGAATTTATTAAAGAAGATATCGTAAGAAGTAAATTAGTCAAATCATATATAATTGAAAGAGACAGGCAAGGTTTATGATACTAAAAATAGAAGAAGATCCAAAAACTATTCCAATCGAGACATTAAATCAAATGGGTTGGGATGATGGAAATACTATACTTTGGGAAGAAATGCCTGATGGTTCATATTCACTAAAGAAAGAGGAAAAAACATGCCAGAAGATAGAGAAAGACTTAGAGTCCT